AACGTTTTGAGTGTTTTTCATATTAGAAGAAGGATAATCTTCTCCATATAAAGAATTTTCACCAACAGCTATATCATCAATATTTTCTTCTAAATCTGGGTACAAGTCAAGTACTTGTTGTCTAGTAAGAAACGTAGAAAGAATAATTCCAGAAGCATCTTGAAAAAACCTGTCTCTAGATGCAGGGTCTACATATACCCTAAAAGGGTCAACGTGCGTATATTTAATTTCGCCTCTTCCGTAGTCAGCTTCTGGGTCCATATATACATACATATATCCAAGACCTTGAACTGCATAATCGTGGACTACTTGTTTAAATACGGTATCTCCTTTTGAGATATCCCAAATGTATTCTAATATTGTTTTCCAAATATTAGCAAGTCTATTATCAGAATCTTCTCTTCCTATAGCAGAAAACCTAGCTGGTTGAGCTGTAAGTAATGATTTTAATTTATCAACGGCAGCATAAACTCTGTCAATAACAAAGTCTGCTTGTCCAACAGATGATAAAGCATTAGACTCTTCTTCTGTAAAATGATTTCCTAATACAAAATCTACCGCATCTCTTGCTTCTAAATCCCAAGATACTCTTGCGTCTCTCCATCTTCTAAAGAGTTCTTTAGTTATTTGAGGTTTAGTTTTGTTTGATTCGTCGTATTTAGCCATAGTCTCCCGTTATTTTTGAGACTAAAGTACTAAATTTATGACGTTTAAGTCAAGGGTAATGTTATATTTTTTGTCCTGTAACCCAATTAATAGCTCTAGACGCTATATTATTTTGTTTATTAGACAATCTTTCATCTAATGAATCTCTATCCATAGCAGAACTTTTAGGAGGTTTTGCAGTAGTAACTGCATACCAAAGACCGTCAAGCAAGTCGTCGTTTCTTCCTTTAGGAAATTCAAACATTTCATCAATAATAGCTTCGTGTTCTTTTTTTATAAAAAGTTTTCTTCCATTTACTATAGGACACAAAAGAGCTTCCAACCTATCTTCTTTCTTAATTCCTCCTGGAGGCCTTATTCCTTGCGATAAACCAGGAGCTAGTTTTCTGTCTTTGCCTGCTAATTTATTTACGTGGTCTTTAATAATACCTTGAGCACCAACTTTTTCTACGTTAACTCTTCTAACTGGGTGATACTTCCTAGCTAATTCAATAATAGTCTTAGGCATATCATATAAAGGAGAGTGTTCTCTGTAATAATCTATAATATATATATTTCTATCACTATCAATACCTATAGTCATTATTACTTGAAAGTCGCTTCTAGCATTTGTTTCATAAGCTAAGTCAACTCCCATATATACATTTACAGGAATAGCAGACTCGTCAATCATCATATAATTAAATCCACCTCTTTCTTCAAGATGTCCTCTATACTTATTAAGTCTATCTATTTTAAATTTAGCTGTTTCAACATCTCTAGCTTCATTCATATACTCTTGAGCAAATTTATGTACAAGCCCCATCTCTGAGAATCTAGATTTAATATCATCTAGTTTTTTCTTTGTAAAATAATTTGGCCATAAAGGAACTCCGTCAACCATAGCTTTTTTATACATCACATTCCAAGCAGACTTTCTTCCTTCTTTTTCCGCATCTAAGTACCCATCATATACGCCTTGAAGAAAAGAGTCGTAATGGACTATTGTACCAATAAGCCATATTGACCCTTCTTGTTCTTTTGAGTTTTCTAATGCGGGTTCTACCGTAGACATAACCCATTCTTTAATTTCCCTTCTTCTATCTGGTGTTTTAGTATTTAATTCTGATTCAAAGTCATAAAGTATAATATTAGTACATCTTAGTCCTAATTGAGAACGACCACGTAAACGCTGACTTGTACCTTTAGCAATAATTCTATCTCCTCTAGCAATAGTAAATTCTTTCTCAGTCCATTTACTTCCTTTTAAGTCTCCAAAGTAGTATTGTAATGCAGGATTAACATCAATGTGGTTTTGAATATACTTAATATGGTCTATAGCTTGAGACTGTTCTTCCGACACCCAAGCAATAAATTGTTTTTTTTCTGGAGGAGCAAAATACAATTGATACAATAACGCCGTTTTTGCTAGTGTTGACTTTGCGTGACCACGAGGTAATATAATACAAGCTCTTTTTTCGTCTCCAAGTAATAAGTTACTTAATTCGTATTGATACGGAGCTGGACTTGATTTCATAAAATCTTCAGGTAAAAACATTTGACCAAAAGTAATAATGTCTTTTTTTGCTAATTCAAGTGCTTGTTCTTTTTGAGACAAGTCTGGAGGAATTATATTAAATGTTTCAGGCTTCTTCGAATTCTTTTTCATAAACCCTGTCTAACATAATTAATGTTTTTCTTGAATGCCAATCTCCATCTGGTACTTCTGTAAAATGATTAGAACTTTGCCATAGTTGGGGTCCAGCTACATATATCCAAGCTTTTTCTGTTTTTCCATTTTCTAATTCTACTGGAGCTGTAGTTCTAATATAAAGACCATTGTCTACTCCTTCATACTCATCGTACATATTAAGGTCTTCAGAAGTTACGTCCATAAGTTCAACAACAGCACCTTTCCCTTTTTCATTTTTAATAATAGCTGGAAAAGATTGTGTTCCTGGAAAAACTAAACTAAATCCTTCTACTTTTCCAGTATCGGGAAATCCTCTTCTAAGTGTTCCGTATACAGCTAATCTCATTAAGCATACCCAACAGACCTAGGTATTCCCATTTCTAGTATATCAAACTTAGGAGAATATATTGTCAAGCAATTAAAACACTTAAGCCCAGTACAATCTTTTTTACCTGTGTCCCAAATGTATACCCCTGTTTTACTCAAAGGGTAAGAACAAATGTGACATCTATTCTTCCGAGTTATCTTTTTTAACTTCAGCCAATTTTTCGTATTTGGATTCTTGAATTGCATTTAGTTGCTCTTTCGAAAAACCTTGAAACAATGTAATTGATTCTGATTTTTTTTCAGTATCCATCATTCCAGATATTTTCATTAATGTTGTTAACGCTGTAATCTTATCTCTATCACTTGATTCTGATTTATCTATTACATTCCTCATTTCTTCTAAAAGATATTTTGGAGTAATTTCTGCTTCATTTAAGTGTTTATCTACTTCTTCTCTAATCAAATTTTTCACCCTGTCGGTTTTAAGCAACAGCTTTGCCTGTGAAGCTGCATATGACTTTTTCTTACTAGGAAAAGCACTCATATAAGCATCTACCACGTCATCTCCTTTTGCTACATACTTAGCAAATAGAAATTCTTTTTCTGTTGCTTTTATTCTTTCTTTCTTACGTACTGAGGGAGATTTGCCATCTGTTGCAAATGTATGCATATTAGTACGCATCTCTCCCGAAATAGTAACGTTCGGATTACAAACAAAAGAACCTATTATAGTTCTAATGAATGTAGTATCCTTCTTCCTGTTAGGTTTTTTTAGCAACCCAACATACAATACCTGGCAAACCTGACCATCATCTGATACAATCCAATCATTTACAGAAGCGTGCCTCCAGTCTTTACAAATAGAAACTGAAGGGTGATACTCTCTAAACTCATCTATGCTTTCAAATAGATACTTAGTTTCGCCATTTATTGTTCGAGTTTTCATAACTTAGTTATTTTTTCTCGTCTGAGTCAAGTGTTAATATTTTAGATTCTTTTGAATCTAATTCTTTAACAACAAACCCTACATAGTTATTAACAAGAAAGCGTTTTTCCATAAGGTCTTGCTCTAGTTGTATACAGCCTGAACCTATTTGGTTTGCTCTCTGAAGCTGAGCTCTTGCTTCTTCTGATAATTCAGAAGCTAAAAACTCATATTCTTTTTCGTTATGTACAATTTTCATTGTTTTTTCTTTTTCAGCCATATTATCTCCTATTATAGCGGGTTAACTGTTGGTGGTGCGTAGTCTTCTAGTTTTCTATGCAAATCTTCTAATATCTCTACATCAGCAATATTATGCTCATATATATATTTTAAAGACTTTGCATCGCCCCATCTTGCTTTTTTCCATACATCTGGTTTTAACCTAGTTTTTCCGTCAATTCCAAAAAACTCTGTTGCTGCCATTAATGAAGACCTATGTAGTTTTAATTTAGACCTAACCACATAATATAAATCTTTATGCGATTTTTGTCTATATAGTGGAAAATCAATTCCGTGGAACAGTGCTCTAGTACGAATGAAAGGAATATCAAACCTGGTTCCGTAATAAGTCATAATAACATCATACTTATTCATTTCGTCAACAAGCTCTTTAGTAATACGCTTATCTGACTTACCAGACATTAATTCATCTCTAGTAATCATAGCACCAGCTACTTTCTTTTCTCCTCGACCTTTTATACACCAAGACAACATTACATCAATATTGGCACTAAAACCAGTAGATTCGATATCTAAATATCCAATACTAACTTCGTGACCAGTTACATAACGTTTAGGTTTTCTAAAACCCATAGATTCTATTTTACGAGTAACTGCTTTATAAGTTCTGTCGTGACCCGCTTTTCTACATTCTTGATATAATACAAAAGCAGACTTAGACGTCTTCTCATATTGGTGTAATATTACTATCTCTTCATCAGTCCATAGTTTAGATTTAGCCATTATCGGCCTCTCTTTGGAAATGCAGAAGAAAATAGTTTTTCTACTCCGTTTACTACTCTATCCCAAAAAGATAACTTACGTGTACTTTTTGCGGTTGTTTTTTTAGCTTTCGCCATTATTTACCCCATTTCTGGTTTTTGACTATTA